ATCGGTGCTTCTGGTGCAGACGGTGTAACACACGCAACTAACATCATCGACCTCTGTGAGGCGAGAAAAGATTGCGTAGGTTTCATTTCACCAACAAGAACAGATGTTGTGGGTATCCCATCATCTATCACACAAACAAACAATATCAAAGAATTCTTCGATGGACTAGCAAGTTCGTCTTATGCAGTCTTTGATAGTGGTTACAAGTATATGTACGACAAGTACAACGATGTCTATAGATACGTTCCTCTGAACGGTGATGTCGCTGGACTTTGTGCGAACACTGACCTTGTTGCAGACGCATGGTTCTCACCTGCCGGATACAACAGAGGACAAATTCGTGGTGCAGTAAAACTTGCCTACAACCCAAATAAGTCACAAAGAGATATTCTCTATCCTGCTAGAATTAACCCTGTTATTTCTGAGCCAGGCGAGGGTACACTTCTTTTCGGTGACAAGACAGCACTTTCAAGACCTTCTGCATTTGACAGAATCAATGTTCGTAGACTGTTCCTTGTTCTTGAAAAGGCAATTGCGACTGCCGCTAAGTTCCAACTGTTTGAATTCAACGATGAGTTCACAAGAGCACAGTTCAAGAACTTGGTTGAACCTTTCCTAAGAGATGTGCAAGGACGTAGAGGTATTACAGACTTCTCAGTTGTCTGTGATGAATCTAACAACACAGGTGAAGTAATCGACAGAAACGAATTTGTTGGTGACATCTTCATCAAGCCTGCACGTTCTATCAACTTTATTACACTCAACTTTATCGCCGTGAGAACTGGCGTTGAGTTTAGTGAGGTAGGAGGTTAATCATGGCAACAATTGATCAATTCAAAGCAAATATCGCTGGTGGCGGTGCAAGAGCTAACCAATTTCGTGTTATCCTCAATACGCCATCAGGCATCGCAACTGGACTTGTCGCAGCGACTGCCCAGTTTATGATTAGAGCGGCTGCTCTTCCTGGCCAGACACTTGGTGAAATCCCTATTCAGTTTAGAGGACGCCAGTTGTATCTTGCCGGTGATAGAGAGTTCGAGCCTTGGACAACAACAGTACTGAACGATACTGACTTCGCAATCAGAAACGGTATCGAAAGATGGATGAATGGTATTAATGACCTTCAGACAAACACTGGTGTATCCAATGTGACTGAATATACTGCTGACATGGTAGTGCAACAACTTGACAGAGACAATAGAGTTCTAAAACAATATACTCTAACAAGTTGTTTCCCTCAAGCAATCAGTGCGATTGACTTGAACATGGACACAGTAAATGAAGTAGAAACCTTTGAGATTACTTGGCGTTATACGTCATTTAATGCCGGCGTATAATACAGTTTTACAAACCTACTAAATAGTTGGGTAAAACTAGGAGTATTATAGTATGGCGGAACTTTTTGGTTTCAAAATCACGAGAGCAAATCAGAGTGGGGGTAGTGATGGATTCACTGCTCCCTCTACTGACGATGGAACTCTTGACATCGTATCAGGCGGTGGACACTATGCGTCCATTCTTGATATGGATGGCCGTGACAGAAACGAACTCGATTTAATTCGTAGATATAGAGATATTGCACAACAACCAGAGTGTGATAGTGCAATTGAAGATATCGCAAATGAAGCAATTGTCTCTGATGAAAGAGACAAGTCTGTTTCACTTTCCCTCGATCAACTACAACAATCACCAGCAATCAAACAAAAAATCAGAGATGAGTTTGATGAAGTGTTGCGTTTGATGGACTTCAGTGCCAAAGGACATGACATTTTCAGACGGTGGTATGTTGATGGTAGAATTTATTATCATAAAATTATTGATAAGAAATCTCCAAGAAAAGGGATTAAAGAACTAAGATATATTGACCCTCGCAAAATCAAAAAGGTGAGGGAACAAAGAAAAGAGAAAGACCCAAAAACTGGTTTGGATTTGGTTAGAAGTATTGAGGACTTCTATCTTTATAATGATAAGGGCCTCGATCAAAGTCAAGGTACAACCAGTGGAATTCGTATTACATCTGATTCAATCACCTACTGTCCTTCTGGACTAGTAGATATGCACAGAGGTACGGTTCTTTCTTATCTCAATAAAGCAATCAAACCTGTCAATCAGTTGCGTATGATTGAAGATGCGTTGGTTATCTATCGTATCTCTCGTGCGCCTGAAAGACGTATCTTTTACATTGATGTGGGTAACTTGCCGAAAGTAAAAGCAGAGGCATACCTCAAAGATGTGATGAATCGTTATCGGAACAAGTTGGTGTATGATGCACGAACTGGTGAAATTCGTGACGATAGAAATCATATGTCAATGTTGGAAGATTTCTGGCTTCCTCGTAGAGAGGGTGGTAGAGGTACGGAAATCACAACCCTGCCTGGCGGTTCAAATCTAGGTGAGATTGATGACATTACCTACTTCCAGAAAAAACTTTACCGCTCACTCAATGTGCCAATCTCTAGATTGGAATCAGAATCACAGTTCTCTATTGGACGTTCTGATAACATTACAAGAGATGAACTGAAGTTTACCAAGTTCGTACAGAAACTTCGCAAGAAGTTTTCTATTCTATTCCTTGATATTCTAAAGACGCAACTCATCCTCAAAGGTGTAATTGCTGCTGAAGAATGGGATATAATGAAGGAACATATCCAGTTTGATTATATGCAAGATGGTCACTTTACTGAATTAAAGAATGCCGAACTCTTGCAGAATAGAATTGATATGCTCGGACAGATTGAGAGTTATGTAGGAACATACTTCTCTAAGGAATATGTAAGAAAGAATGTTCTTCGTATGACGGACGATGAGATTGAAGAAATTGAAAATCAAATAAAAGATGAAGGTGGTGGTGAAATGGGTGCAGATGATGGAGACTTCTATGCACAAAACGACCCCACAAAAGGAGATAAATGATGGATACAGTAAAAGACTTTGTTAGTTCAATTGCAAGTGGAGAAAACTTGGATGCAGAACAGCATTTCAAAGCATCCCTTGCCGCAAAGGTTGGTGATGCATTGGAAACAAAAAGACAAGAAGTTGCGAAAACATTCGTGACACACCATGTACCAGAGGTAGAAGATAGTGAGTAAACCTTTTTCTAGGTTCGCAAAAGAACTTCCAGAAAAGGATGAGCATAAACAGTCTAGGGAGTATAAGAAGTTGTCTCCCAAGATGAAGGATGCTGTTGACGCTATTTTTAAGGAAATGGAGTCTAAACCCTCAGATTTCCTAAATACTTTTGACAAAACAATTACAAAAGTTTCAAAACAGTTCAAAGTTCCGCCAAAGAAATTAATGGACTATTTTGAGGCAGAAGTATTATCAATTTAGGAAAAGAACTATGAAACTAAAACTATTAGGAAGTGCAGTAAGCGCCGCAACAACTGCTGGATCTGGAGCCGCCTTTGATGGTGCAACTCTTGTTTATTGCATAAACACTAATTCAGCTGCACAGTTAGTTACTGTTTGTAATTCTTCAAATGTAACACAAGGTTCATTTCACTTAGGCGCTGGTGCATCTCATATGGTTGTAAAAGAACACGCAGATAAGGTGTTTGCTGCTTCTGCCGATGTAAAACTTACACCAGTAGCACATCACGCATAAGGGGATTGAAATGAAACTTATTGCAGAACAGATACAAGACGTAGAATACATCACTGAAGAAAAAGACGGTGGTGGTAAAGAAATGAAAATCCGTGGCATCTTCATGCAGGCGGATCAAAAGAATCGTAACGGGCGAGTATATCCCTTTGGTGTTTTGAACAAAGAGGTTGCTCGTTACAATAAAGAATTTGTTGCCGAAGGTCGTGCGTTTGGGGAACTAGGACACCCAGAGGGCCCTACTGTCAATCTTGACAGAGTATCGCACATGATCACAAAACTTGAGGCTAATGGAAAGAACTTCGTTGGTGAGGCAAAACTTTTGTCTACTCCTATGGGGGAAATTGCGAAAGCACTAATCAAAGATGGTGGTAAACTTGGTGTCTCTTCAAGAGGTATGGGTTCACTAGAATCTAAGGCTGGTGCAAATTATGTGAAAGACGATTTCTATCTCGCTACTGCGGCAGACATCGTGGCAGACCCTTCTGCTCCTCAGGCCTTCGTTGAGGGTATTATGGAAGGAAAGGAATGGGTGTGGGATAATGGCATTCTCAAAGAAGTCGAGATTGCTGGAATCAAAGATGAGATTAATGAAGGTGTAAGACGTAAACAGTCAAATGTTTCCGCTCTTGCATTTGCAAAATTCTTGTCAAAACTTTAATCATTATAAATATGTTAAGATAACAAAACTCAAGGAGAAATCCCAATGTCAGAACTAGACAAGACAATTGAGGAACTAGAAGCGGAAGTTCAACAGGAGCTTGAAGAAGCATCCCAAGACGCCCCTACAAAGGGTGCCGCCAAAGGTGAATCAATGGATAAAGTAGAGGGTGAAGTTCAAGATCTTGGTGGCGCTGGTGAAGATAAGCCAGAGGCCGAGTCTGGTTCAGCGAAATCCGCTGACAAGATTAAAAAGGCAACTGATGCACAGACTAAAGGTGCAAAAGATGCTGGTGGTGACACTGAAGCAACCAAAATCAAAGAACCCCTTGCCGCAGGCGATGATAACATCGACAATGACGGTGAAGAACTTCAAGAGAAGGCCATGACGAAAGAGATGATGAAAGCCGAAATGATGAAAAAAATGGAAGGCATGAAGGCTCAAGAACTCAAGGCAATGTACAATAAGATGGAAATGATGGGTAAGGAAGAGGAAGAAGAGTCAGTGAAAGTTGACGAATCTACTCTTGATGACCGTCTTGCATCTGTAGATGTATCTGATGATGTTTCTGCTCTTACACAAGATGAGGAACTATCGGAAGAATTTAAGGACAAGGCAGCAACAATCTTTGAAGCCGCTGTTAAGTCTAAACTCCGTTCTGAAGTCGAAAGAATTGAGATGGAAAAAACTCAAGAAGTCGCTGAAGAAATCAACACTGTGCGTGATGAGTTGACTGAAAAAGTTGACAACTACATGAACTACGTTGTAGAAGAGTGGATGAAAGAAAACGAAATCGCAATTGAGCGTGGTCTCAAAGGTGAAATCGCAGAGGACTTTATCTCTGGTCTCAAGTCTCTGTTTGAAGAGCACTATATTGATGTTCCAGATGAAAAGTACGACATTCTAGGAAGTCAGTCTGAAAAGATTGATGAACTTGAAGCAAAACTCAACGAACAAATTGAAAAGACTGCCGAGTTGAAAAAGTCGCATGACGTTCTAGTTCGTGAGAGTGTTTTTGCAGAGGTTGCTTCTGACCTTGCCGATACGGAAGTTGAGAAGTTCAAATCTCTTGCAGAAGAGGTAGAGTTTAGTGATGAAGAAGCTTTCAAAACAAAACTAGACCAGCTAAAGGAAAGTTATTTCCCAAAGGCAACCACTATCGCTGAATCTGTAGACTCTGAATCAGATGGTTCTGAATCTTACGATACAACTGGTGCAATGGCCGCTTACATGGCTGCCATCAGCAAAAATGTAAAGCGAGCTAAAAACTAAGGTTTTTATAAATATTATTAGAAAACTCAATAAGGAGAAACAAAATGTTCCAAACAGAACATCTACAGGAAAAGTGGCAGCCAGTCCTAGAGCATAACGATCTTCCAGAGATCAGAGACTCTTATCGTAAGGCTGTAACCACAGTTATCCTAGAAAACCAAGAAAAGGCTCTTCGTGAGGATCGTGGATTCCTCGGTGAAGCAGCTCCAACAAACGCAACTGGTGCTTCAGTTGACAATTGGGATCCAATCCTAATTTCACTTGTACGCCGTGCAATGCCAAACTTGATCGCATACGATGTCGCTGGTGTTCAGCCAATGACAGGCCCAACAGGGTTGATCTTCGCAATGCGCTCACGTTACTCTTCGCAGACAGGCACAGAGTCAATGTTCAACGAAGCTGACACTGACTTCTCTGGTACAGGCACACACGCTGGTACTAACCCTGCTGTACTTAACGATGCGGCTCCAAGTGCATACACAAGCGGTACTGGTTTGACAACTGCTGCTGCAGAAGCATTGGGTGACTCTGCTTCTAACTCTTTCGCAGAAATGGCATTCTCAATTGAGAAGCAGACTGTTACTGCAAAGTCTCGTGCTCTGAAAGCTGAGTACACAATGGAACTTGCTCAGGATCTTAAAGCCATTCATGGTTTGGA